CGATAGCGCCGGGAACGTTAATTGGCACAAAGCCTTCGCCGTCTCCGTTGCCAATAGTCGCGGTAAAGTTGTCAGCAGCACCGCGGTACAGCGCCTTCATCGGGATGGCCACCTGGCCGACAGCCTGCAAGCCCTGGGCCCGCATCTCACGCTGTGCCTCCTGTGCCCATTCTGCCTCAATGCCTTCCAAGGACCGGCCGTTTGCTGCAGTCAACACGGCGCGCGACAGGCTAAACTTGCCGTTCAGCTTCTCGATTTCGCGCTCTTCGCCGCGGCTCACTGCCTCACCACCCACCATGCGGGCGACCATCTTCTCGTGGTCGGCGCGGTGCTTGATGCGCTTGTCCAAAGATGCAACCTCGGCAACCAACCACTCGGCCCGCTGCTCTTCAGCTTCGGTAATTTGGCGGCCTTCTTTGTCAGGGTTCTCCACAAGGGCGACGTGCTCCTCGTAGTACTTGGCGCGGAGCGCCTTCAATTCATTCAAGTTCATGGTCTGGGGTTTAGTTTGTGCGAATGTACTGCGTTCCACTTTTACGGGTTCGGGAGCTACCGCTGGCGTCTCCTCGATAGCTTCCACGATTTCCTCGGCTACCTCGTCCACCGGGTCAGGCTGTGCGGCTTTCATGCGTGCGGCCACCGTGGTAGTTGGATAGGCCGGATAAGTGACCGGGCTGACGTCGAGCAGGCTGCCCATCTTGGTAATCGTGCGCAGGTTGGCCTTGCGGTCGTAGTCCTCGTCTGCAATCGTAAAGGCAAAGCTTGACTGCGAGATGTCGCCGCGCTTGATGAGCTTGTACAGGTCGCGCCCTTCGGTGGTGTCCGCCAGGCGTGCGGTGTAGCGCAGGCCGGTCTCGTCCACCTCGAGGTCGAGGGTGCCGTTGGTGGTGCGTGCCAGCGGGACGCCGGCATGGTTGATGAGCAGCCGGACGTCGTCCTCCATTACCCCGTCGAAAGCTCCGCGGGCGATGCGCTCCTTGAAGTAGCCGAGGTCGGTGATGTCGTCAAACATGGCAGCGTAGCCGCTGACGGTGAGGGTGTCATCGGAGGCCGCGCGGACCTCGCTGACGCGCAGTTCTACCGCCTCCCCATACTGGGCGCGGACCTCCTGCTCAAATGCTTCCTGTGTTTTCATTTGCTATTTTTTGCGAATATGCACCGAACTCCGACAGGGCAATTTGGTTGACCTGTACGGTGTGGATGTCGCCGCCTGCGACGGGGTTCAGGTCCTCCTTGGCGCGGGCCTCGTTGATGGACAACACCCCGGCCTGCAGCATTTGCGTGTAGAAGTTAGCACGAGCGGCCATGTCGCCGCGGTACAGGTCGGTCATGTCGTGCCGGCTGTACACCTGAGGACGGTCGAAGCTGGCAATCAGCTTGCGGTCTACCTCCTGCTGCAGGCGGACGGCCCACGGCTGAATGGTATGGCGGGCAAACTGGATGTGCTGCTGCTCGACGTTGTTAAAGGTCGACTGTCCCGGCACCTGCACCAGGTCGGGCGGTACGCTGAAAATGCGGCAAATTTCTTCCGCCTGAAACTTGCGGGTCTCAATGAACTGGGCCTCCTCCGGCTGGAGCTGGATGCTTTGGTAGTCCATGTCCACGCCAAGGAACTTGACGCCAGGGCCGCCGTGCTTCCATGACTTGCGCAGCGTGTCGACCTGCTCCGGCTTCAGTGGGTTCTTCGGCTTGAGGATGCCGGTGGCCTGTCCGCCGTTGCCGAAGTACTCCGCCCCAAAATCCTGCGCGGCCTTTGTCAGCCCCAGGTTTTCCCGGTGCAGGCGCAGCGGCGACATGCGCATGATGTTGGCCAGCTCCAGCATGTTCTCCGGACGGACCACGCCCACGCCCTGCACGCTGTACACCTTCTCATTGCCCACCAGCTTGGGCTCTACGTCGTAGTAGTCGAGCAGGTCGAGGGCGACAGGGCGGCCGCTGTTGTCGCGTGTAATCATCGCATAGCCCACGCCGTACATAAGGGCCGAGCTGTACAGCCGTTCCCAGAACTCCATAGCCGTCTGGTAGCTGTTAGGCTCGTACTTGCACAGGTCGTAGGCCGGATGCGACTCGGCCAGCGTCACGCGGCTGCCTTCGCGCAGGTAGATGTTCAGCGACAGGGAGCTAACGGTGGACGCGATGCGGTAGATGCAGGCGTAAACGGTCGAGATGGCGAGGGCGCCCTGCTCGCTAACAGTGATGCCTGACGCCGTCATGCCGTAGACGCCCAGCTCGGCGCCTATGGTTTGGCTGTCGAACTTGCCCACGCGGGCCCGCTTTTGGATGCCGAGACGTTCGAGGAGTGTGGCCATTGTGGCGAAGGTAGGAACTACAGGGTAAACACTTCTGTGATGAGGTTGTCGTCGTTGTCGCTGATGCCCAGCGCCATGATGGACGCGACGACGCCGTCCACCTGCTGGCCCAGCTTGTTGCGGTTCTTGCCGACCTTGATGTTGTCGGCCGGGTCGCGGTCGAGCTTGACGCAGCCCACCTGCCACCGTAGGCAGCGGTTGCCGCCGTGGATGATTTCGCCGGCCACCAGCTTCATCTCAAATTGCTTTGTGGGGTAGCTCATGTCGTAGAAGCCCTGCCCAAACGGCAGCATCTCCACCCCGGCGTCGATAAGCTCCGGCACGATGTAGGTGGAGAACTTGCGGTCAAAGGCGACGCCCGCCACCTGGTACTTCTCGCAGGCGGTGAGGATGTGGTCGCGCACAATGCGGTAGTCGGTGACGTTGCCGGGTGTGATGGTCAAGTCACCGTCGCGCTCAAATGCCAGGTAATCTACCCCTTCGGCCAGCTTCTTGCTGTGCGCCCGCTCCTCGTTCACGAACTGGTGCACCTTGAGGTAGTGCACCTGCACCACCTCGTCCCAAAAGAGCAGGGCGAAGGCGGTGAGGTCGCGGGTGGAGGCGAGGTCGAGGCCACCCCAGCAGGGCAGCGTAGCCAAGTAGTCGTCATCGGGCAACGGTGCTCCGCCGCGCATGAATTCGTCGTCTGTAATCCACGCGGTCGAGCTGCCGGTCCATATGTTCAGGTGCAGCCGTTTGAAGGTGTTCACGTGGTTGGGGTTGGCCTTGGCCTTCATCACCTCTTGCTCAAAATACTCCGCCCGGCAGATGGAGCCAAAGCCGGGGTTGGCTTTCTTCCACGTCTCCGGCTGCGTCCAGTCGTCGCCGGGGTCGGCGTGGTACAGGACCGGCAGGAATGTCGGGTCGTCAATCTCGCCGCGCTTCACGCGCAGGGCGTACTCGTGCACCTCGTAGCAGATGGAGGCGGTGTCATGCCCGGCGGTGGTCAGGGCGATGATGAGCGGCTCCGCCCGTGCGCCTACCGACGTGGTCAGCACGTCCCACAGGTCGCGGTTGGGCTGGGTGTGCAGCTCGTCGAAGATGATACCCGAGCAGTTGAAGCCGTGTTTGGTGGAGGCCTCCGCGCTGATGGACTTGTAAAAGCTGCCTTTGTAGTGGATTTCATTCTTGAGCACGCGGCACCGGCTGGCCAGCGTCTTGTTCTGCCGGACCATTTGAGCGGCGATGTCGTAGACAATGCGGGCCTGGTTGCGGTCGCCGGCCGCGCTGATGATTTCGGCGCCTGCCTCTTTGGTGCCGAGCAGCAGGTACAGGGCGATGACGGCCGACAGGTTTGACTTTCCGTTCTTGCGCGGAATCTCCACGTAGCAGGTGCGGTACTTGCGCAGCCCGTCGGCACGCTTCCACCCGAACAGCGGGCGGATGATGTCGTCCTTCTGCCACGGCTCCAGCAGGAACGGGCCACTGTGCCCCTTGACGTGGGAGCCAAACGTCTCGATGAACTGGACGGCGCGGTCGGCAGCAGCGTCGTCGAAGTAGTACTCAGGCAAGCAGCTCGCTGTATTCGTCATCCACCGGCGCGGCGTCCTTCACCAGCTTGTCGATGATGACCGACGCCCGCTGGCGTAGCTCCTGCAGCTGCTGGTACTCCGGCCTCGCCCGGCTGTACGTGTCGCCGCTCTTGCCCACCACCTGGTAGGTCGTGCCGTTGGTGTTGACGTATGCCTGCAGCTGGCTCACCTCCACTAGCACGCAGGCCAGCAGCTCAAGCCGGACGTAGTCGTCCACCTTCAGCGTCTTGTAGGCGCTCCATTTGGCCACCAATTCAGCCAACTGCGCCCGTTGCGCGTCGTTCATGTACTCCATGTCGCGAAGGTATTTCCCCTTTTTCTTTTTTAGTCCCAATTTGTCCCGATACCATCCTCGCCCAACCAAC